AAAAAAATTACTAGTGAATATCATGAGGCAACTTCAATGAATCCAGAGTCTGGATACAAATTAATTCCAGAAGGAGATCCAAGGTTGTATTTTGATGCATTTGCGATTAAAGTGACACCGCTTATGAGAAGCACACAGAAAACTTATAAAGCTAGAGGTGGACTTGTAGTAGATATGTTTAAACCAATAAGGTACAATTAGTTATGGCCGTAGAGAAAAATAACGAAATTATTGAGGAAGAAGCTAGAGTCACCGAGGAAGTGCAAGAGCAACCTGAAGGTTTACCAATAGATGTTTCTGTTGAGGGTGAGGAGATGGTTGAAGAGAAACCTCAAGATGATTTCAATGCAAACCTTGCAGAAGATATGGATGAGAGAACACTTCAATCCATGGCAAGTGATTTAATTGCTGAATACAAAAAAGATAAAAATTCTAGAAAAGAATGGGAAGAGGCTTACATTAAAGGATTAGAATTACTTGGTACAAAATACCAAGAGGTCACAAAACCATTTAAAGGTGCAAGTGGGGTTACACACCCATTACTTGCTGAGTCTGTAACACAATTCCAAGCACAAGCTTACAAAGAATTAATACCATCAGATGGTCCAGTTAGAACAAAAGTCGTAGGGTTACAATCTCCACAAATAGAAGCACAAGCAGATCGTGTGAAAGAATACATGAACTTTTTACTAATGGAAGAGATGGAAGAATATACAACGGATATGGACCAAATGTTATTTTATTTACCATTGTCCGGTAGCACGTTTAAAAAAATATATTACGATGCAATGTTAGGACGACCTTGTTCTAAATTTATACCTGCTGAAGATTTAGTGGTGCCATACTATGCATCTGATTTAAAAGATTGTGAAAGAATTACACACATCATTAAGATGACTGAAAACGAAGTCACCAAAAAAATGGCTGGTGGTTTTTACCGAGACATTGAACTTGCATCGCCAAGAGAAACTACAGACCAAGTACAACAAAAGGTAAACGAATTACAAGGAGTTAAGAGAACTGAGTCCGATATGTTGCATACAATTTTAGAGATGCATGTCGATCTTAACTTAGAAGATTACGAAGACTTTGATGACAAAGCAAAAAAAATAAAAATTCCTTACATTGTAACCATTGACGAGGGGTCAGGAGAAATTTTATCTATCTACAGAAATTATAAACCTAACGATATTTCATACGCAAGAATAGAATATTTTGTTCACTACAAATTTTTACCAGGATTAGGTTTTTATGGTTTTGGTTTAACACATATGATCGGTGGTTTGAGCAGAGCTGCAACACAATCACTTAGACAATTGATTGATGCAGGTACTTTAAAAAATTTACCAGCAGGATTTAAGTCAAGAGGTATAAGAGTAAGAGATGATGACCAACCAATTCAACCTGGAGAGTTCAGAGATGTGGATGCACCAGGCGGAAACATACGAGATCAGTTTTTTAATTTACCATTTACAGAACCATCAACAACATTATTTCAATTATTAGGCTTTGTAGTTCAAGCAGGACAAAAATTTGCAGCAATAACTGATTCAAATATTGGAAATGACACACAAAATAGAGCAGTTGGGACTACAATTGCACTTATGGAGCGTGGTTCACGTGTCATGAGTGGTGTTCACAAGCGTTGTTACTACGCAATGAGACTAGAATTTAAGATTTTAGCAAAAATTTGTGCAGAATCACTGCCACCTGAGTACCCTTATGATGTTTATGGTGGCCCTAGACAAATAAAACAATCAGATTTTGACGAAAGAGTTGATATTTTGCCAGTTGCTGACCCAAATATCATGTCTATGGCGCAAAGAGTGACACTTGCACAGACACAATTGCAAATTGCACAAACAAATCCACAAATTCACAACATTCATGAAGCATATAGACGTGTTTATGAAGCATTAGGTACAAAACAAATTGAAGGATTGCTCAAACCAGCACCAAAACAACCAGAGCCGTTAGATCCAGCGAAAGAAAACGCACGTGCACTGCAGATGCAACTACTTACAGCGTTTGAATTTCAAGACCATGATGCACATATATCTGCACACATGGCATTTATGGCATCCCGAATGGTAC